AATTCCGCCATAACGGGTCACTAAGCCAATTCCCCCTTCATCAACCGAAAATGGTGAGCAGGCGGATAATGACGCGGCGATAGCGCTTGCGGCCACAACATGAATGATTGATTTTTTCATTTTTTCTTTTTCCTCTTTGTTGTTGATAGAAATAAAAAACCGCACAAAAGTGCGGTCTAAATTAATCGTCTAAAGCGTTTGCCATGGCATCTAGCCATGCTTGGGCGTCAGATTTAGTGCGAAAACACCGACCTGCGGTTGAGTGATGGATGCAAAACTCACTATCATCAAATTCGAACTCGTCTATATCAAAACCAAAAAATAGTCCTACTACTCTAATGAAAAAGTATTTTTCGCCAACTTTCGGCTTAAACGGCTTCGGTAGCGTAACGGTGATTGTGTTGGACTTTGGAGATGGTTCCGCGGTATCTTCTCGACAAATTTCTGGTTTCCCAAAATCTTCGCGCCACATGATATATGTATTACGCTCATCGCCAAGTAAATAACTACCGCCTCTAGCTTTTCCGATAACGGGATATTCAAATCCGTCATTAAGTCTAACTCTCAACCCCTCCTGATAAGCCTTTTCCAAGGCCTGTTCGGATGTTAGTTCGGGCTCTTCATACATTCCCACGATATGATAATTATCGGATGAGCAATTCTTTCCGTCATCGCTCCAATGTGTCAGCATATTATTGTTTTTGTTAAATATGATTAACCCTACAAGAGGGGTGTCATCATCAAAGCCAAACTCTCTAACATCTTTAAAAATATAGATGATTTTTCCATTTTTGCTTACACACGGCTTGCCGGCTAAGGCTTCTCGTAAATTAAACGGTTTCATAAGTTCTCCTTAAAAAAAGACCGCACTTTGGCGGTCGTTGGTTATTCTGTTGGTGGTGGAGGGAGTGGTTGCCAGTGGGTAACAAAATCATAAGGTATATTTATATCGGTAAAATAATATCCTTTTTCGCATTTGTCGTCATAGCGTAACCATGCCGCCCTTACATCATCCGGTGGGGTAAAAACAATTACACTTTCGTACTCGCCCGGCAATCTCTCACTACACTTAATCCAGTCGTCATCTTTCGGATAATCTACAATTTTTGGTTTTTCAAGGACGTAATCAAAATCGGAACAGCGCTCATCTTTCTCCTCTTCTGTTAACGTTTTTTTCTTGCATTCGGCCTTACCTAAAACCACACCATAAACGGCATACGGTAAATCATTACTCTCATAATTTTCGTATTCGTCCATATCATCTGCAAATTCGTGCGCATCAGTGGCACCGGCCAAACAAGTCTCTCTTGCTTGCTCTAATGTTTCACACAAATTAATAATGTGGATATCGTTTGATATATCCACTGAAAAATATTTGGTCATTTTGTCATCTCCAATTAATCAACTAACACACTTAACAAACAACATCCAATGTGTATTATTCAGGCGCCCAGATTTATGTCCAATTATTGGATTTACGCCGATAATTTTTAAAATCTCATTGACCGTTATTTGCGTTTCATTCCACTTGAAAATAAGGGTGCCGAAATCATCAAGCACCCTCATACACTCATCAAAACCTTTTTTAAGCTGCGTTCGCCAATCCTCGTCAAGTCGCCCGTATTTTTTGACCAACCAAGATTTGTCACCACCTTTTATTAAGTGAGGTGGATCAAAAATCACGCACTTAAATGATTTGTCCGGGTACGGCATATCTGTAAAATCATGGATTACATCAGGCGATACTTCTAAATGTCTAATTTTGTCATGATCCTTAAAACTTAGTTTTTGTTTTCTTATATCTGCAAAAAGCACATTCGGATTATGCTTGTCAAAGTAAAACATTCTTCCGCCACAGCAAGCATCTAGAATTGGTTTCATTTTTTACTCCCCAAAAGTGCGGTCGTTTTTTTACTTAGCGGTCATGACATCAACAACGGGTAATTCATTAACCGAACCGCCAGATTGGATTGAGTGAATAATTCGTTCCGGTGTTTCTTTTACAAAGATAGTGCCATCTTCAAATTGAATAGCTGTGTCATTTTCATCTTTAGTGATGGTTTGAATTTGTTCTACGTTGATGAAAATATCTGATTCATCCGTATTAGTTAGTTTGATAAATTTAGCCATGTGGTTCTCCTACATTTGTGCAGCTCGATTTAATCGGGCCATTGTTTGTTGGTGGATATAAATTTGAGTTTCAAATTCACGAAGTGCGGTCAATTTTGGAATTAATTTTTCGTCATTAATTAATGCGTGGTAGCCATCAATCAGACTTTGAATGCGTTTTTTACCGATTCCTTTGCAGTGTTGATATTTCTCTAATCCAACTAATCGCATATCGGCAAAATCATTACAGCCATTTTTACGAAGAATCGTCCAAGTTGCTTTATCTGTGTAAGCTGTTGGATCTATTTCACGTAATGCGGCCATTCCTTCTTCACGCAATGCTTTAATCTCAAATGGTGTTTTGAGCGTTGTTTCAACTTTCTTCCAGGTTAAAAGTTTTTTGATGTAATCATCTGTAAACTCTTTTTTCTCTGGTGATGCAATAAGGAAAGGGGAGAGCACATGCTCTTCGTTTACATCGTTTAAAATGGCATTGATATTGTCATTGACATAATCAGTCATTTCAGGTGCGGTGAATGCAAATTGATTAGCAAGAGATTGATATTCAAATTTTATATAACCTCTTCCAAGTTGATCACGGCAAATAACACCGAAAACAAACGACCATGGACGGGATTTGTTATACATCAGTTCAAAATCTTGTTCAGTGGCCGTTGTTCTGTCCTGTGGAATGTTATTTTTTATCCATTCTGTGCCGTCGTTTCCTAATCCAATAACAGAAAGCACAAGAGAGTTGCGACATATTCTGTCGCTCTGCCGTTTAATGTTGGCATTTTTATCGTGCTTTTTACGAGGTTTCTTACTTGTCGCCATAGTTTAAAATCTCAGTTAAGTGTTTAAATTGGGCAAGATATGCTGATTCAGCTTGATGTGGTTGCCAAAAAACAATTGTGATATTTGCTGTATGTACACCTTCCAATTGTGGCCACTCTACAGATGCGGGTGGAAGTAACTGTTCTTTTTCCGTTGCAAGCATCGATAAATCCATAGATTTAATTGCTGGCAATTTTTTATACTCAACATTAAAACGCTGGTGGATTGCTAAATTAAAGCGATCTTCAATATTGCGATAAGGCTCACTTAGCAAATGTTTGAGTGGAGTCGGAATATCTTTCAAGTATGCTTCTGCCGCATCGTGCAGTAGGAAAAGAAATGCAAGCTCAGGTAATCCCATTTCTTCAAAAATATAGCTACCAAGTACACAATGCTGCGCTACGCTATAAGGTTCAGCAGTTTGACCAATAAAGCGGTTTTCAAAACTAAGGTTATGCGCAATATCACGAATATCAATTTCGTTAGGATCTGGCTTAATGTAGTCAATAGTATGACCATAATAGGTATTAATGCGGTACATAGATTTTTCTCGTTTTAAGTTTCACTTCTTCTTGGTGCATTTTTTGACACCATTCCGCACGGCTTATGCACCAGTGCTTATTTATCTCTTTTCCGGTTAGCTTTGATGCTTTTTTCCAAAGCACATAAGCGGATTGATAATTTTTCTTACGCTCTTCCTTAGCGGCAAGTTCGCTGTTGGTTTTAAAAGGTAGTTTCATTTCAATTCCTTATTAATTTCAGCTTGTTTAATAGATACGTAAGCACGAGCCTGTTTTTCACCTTCTTCGGTTAAATTCTTTTGATACTCACCGTGTTCAGCAATCCACTGCACTCTCGCTCTTTCACGTTCTAGTGCTGTTGGCTCGCTTGCAAAACAATAGGAGATTCCGCCAATCAGGAAGGTGATAAAAATCGCACGGGCAAGCTTTGCTAAAGGGCGTGTAATTTCTGCGAATACATCAGTAAATTTTTCCATTTTTTGTTTCCTTTTTAATCAATTTAGTGAATTTAGGGTGTAAAAATCCGCCACACGGATTTCTTGTGGAAAAGTGCGGTCGGATTTTCCGTTGTTTTAGAAGTCGATTTTTACGGCTTTTGGATTAAAGCCTCGCAAGTGTTTTAATACACGCCAGTTTGTCATTGGGTCGATGTTAAAATCGCTTGTGATGCGGTTTAAGATTTGATTGGTAGAACGTAGCACGCTTAAATATTCGTAAGCCTGTCCGTAGATTTGCCCGCTCATGTTCGAGCCTAAAACGTTGAAGGCCTTTTCGATATGTTGGAAAGTGCCTATGCCACGTTTGAAAGCAAACCACAACCAAGCAAGCTCTTGCAGTTCATACTCGGTAAATTCAAAGGTGAATTTCTTTTCAGGTTCAGGAAGTGCAAGTTGTTGTGGTTGCTTGCGGTGCATTGCTAAGAACGCACGTAATACAACTAAATGGAATTTAGGGCGAATCCACATCGCATAGGAAAGCACTAATTCTTCGCAAGCGTAAGTTCCACGTAACCCACGACCACCAGTAGTTTTAAAGATCAGATCTGTGCTTTTAACTTCTTTTTGAATTTCTGAAATTAGATCTTGAGTTGTATCTAAACGAATAAATAAAGATGGTCTATGCTTTTCAGCGCCACCGCTTGCTTTATGAATATCGTTTAATGAAAAAAGACTTTCGTGAGTACGAATTGATGTATTAAGAATTGCTAAGTTTGACATTTTTATGCCCCTATGAGTTAGTTCTTTATTCGACCAACCTTAGTAGGGTTGATCGGGCTTCAACTACTGCTCATAGACAGCGGAGCTTATTCCCTTTCGGTATTTTATTAGGCTCTCTCGACCCGATCATTGAAATCACCAGATCTGGTGATTTAAATTTTAGGCATAAAAAAACCGCTATGCTTTCGGGTGCGGATAGCCGCTATGAGTTTGTAGTGCAGTTATCTTATCCGTTGATGGCGGTTTTTGTCAAATTAAATTGTAAAAGTTTTCATAATGGCTTGTTTGTAGCCTTCAACAGCATAAGCAAAGCGATCATTATCATCTAGATTAACGGTAACCTTAAATAATCCATCATCAAAATCTATAAAGCGCAAGATGAGGATATTTTGTTTTAATGTAAATTCAATACGAATAAATACGCTTTGTTTGGGATAGGTATTCGGTGATCTTTCAAGGGTGAGGGAAATACCTGCTTCGGCTATTGGGTAGCCTTGTTCATCAAACGTTATTGGTAATTCCATTACATGAATGTGTTGATGTTCGTCACTGTCTAATTCTAGCAATTTGACATAAGGTACAGTAGCGGAAACTTCGTTAATCGTTGCGTTGTAATATTTATCACTTAGTCCTAAGTTTTGGCTTATTGCTTGGCAAAATTCGCTGATAAGTTGACGCAAATTATTACGGCGTTTATTGAGTTCGTCATTATACTTTTGTTGTTGGTCGCAGAGTTGTTGGTAGGTGATCATGGTGTTCTCCTGTGAATTTTGGGTACAAAAAAAGCCACTTAATTGTAGTTACCGACTTTCTGTTGAAAGTAAAATTTGTTTAAAAATCAAATGTTATATTAACTAATATAAACTGGATATACTATATAATTTGTCCCGAGCTTGGTATGTACATTACCTTTATTTACATAAATTTCATGAGCAACATCGTTTTCAGATAAAATTACATACCTATTAATTGTACGTTTTTCAATATATCGTTTTAGTGCTTCTTCATCCTTAAAAATTACATCCTCTGAAATTTCTATAAAATCTGTTAGTAAGTCGAAGCTATTAAAGCATACAAATAACCTGTTTCTTTTCATTTTAACTCCTTTTTTAATAAATTATATATTTTGTTTTTTGGCATATTGAACAAAGTGTAAAACTAGTGATGTTTCTACTTGAAAGCGGCTTTAGCTGGTGGCTCTATCGAATGTTTCGATTTAAGAGCTCAATCTTTCGATTTAAGGGGGCTTTTTCTTATTAAGAATTGACAAGAACTATTAAGGTGCCTTTCTTTATGCTTGTAAGGCTCAAGCCCTTATTGTCTCTCACAACACTAAGGAATATAATTTAATCTCTCACAACACAAACTAAGGACAAAACCAATGAGAAAATCAAAAGCCGATACTATCGCATTAATGCTTACCAGAGACATTTTAGGGACTCCAACACAAACGCAGAGTGGCCAAATGGCAGCGTTTAGCGAATACAATGCTAAAGAGCTTGGAGCATTCATCAGAACTTTATCAGCAGAGCTGGAAAGCTTAGATGACAACACCGATGTTATTCGTCTTTTGAGCATGTATCAGCCTGAATCCAAATAAAGGCTTTACATAATGATTCAGCCAATTCAAGCGGCGTTAAACTTGTATTTTTAGCCGCACTTTCTAATACAGCCTGTTTTATTCTTGACTTATCAGAATCTGACAGGCTGTTTTCTTCAATCTTCAATGTCAATTCTTTGGGATTGCCAAGTTGATCATTAACTATTGCAAGACGAACAATTTCAAAGGTTTTGTTTGCCATTTTGTTTTCTCCTTCTTTTCATTAAAAACCGCACTCTTATAAATGCAGTTTTTAATGTACCGTCTCTCCGGTATGTCACGCTGTTATGAAGCCGCGTTTGCTTGTATTTTTTCACCCACCGTAACTCCACTTTCGGCAACTGCACCGTTTTTCACTGGCTTCGTAATTGGCGGACTTAAAACTTGTCGTTGCATAGTAGGGTAGGGCTTTCAATCTACACGACCACTGCGCACCGTTATGCGACAAGTTTCTTTAACCAAATTGTCTAAAACTCAAAACAGGTTAATGATGAGTGCCTTTCTTTATACTTGTAAGGCTCAAGTCCTCTTGTATGCGACTACATCGAGGAATATAATGCTCTCTGCGACTACAATTTAATCAGAGGAACATCATGGAAGAGTACGCCAAGTTACTTAATACCATACTTACCAAGGTAGTTTTTAATCACATGACTATGTTCTTCGTTTTCTTGTTTGTTGGCTTTACGTTCATTCCGCCCGAATTAACGTTGTATCTCGACGCAAAAACACCGGCATTCTTTCCTGATTGGTTCACGCTTGCCAATTTCGGTTCTTTAATTTTTGCGTTGGTTTCTACCATGATTTGGATTCTTATTTCTAAAGCGACCAAATCAATTATTTCAAAACTGCATGAATCATTAAAAACTAATTCAGAGCAAGCTAGATTAATCAATCTACTTCATAATTTATCAACAGAAGAGCAACATGTTCTTGCGATGTCCTGTCTTAATGAGCGAATTATTTTCCCAGATAACAGAACTCAGTTAGCCATTGAAAAACTCTTATCAAAAGAACTTATTTCGTACGGCTGGACTAATGATAAATATGAGTTAAATCCACTTATTCGCAATGTTGTTCTTGCTAAGCTCGATAAGAGCATGAATTCCCATCATTAACCTGTTTCAAATTTTTAAAGAGCATCGAGATGTTTGTTTATGTGTATCTCGTTTTGATGGCCTTATGATATAAGATATCTTATACGCAGTAAAGTAATTTCTTATAGTTACTTATATAAAATCTATAAATATTCTTATATTTGATTGATTTTTAAAGAAATAAATTTTCAAGAAATGTGTTTATTTGCTTGTTTTTTAATCAGTGAATATTGTGATTTGAGATTCTGATCACGGAATACGTTAATTTTTTTAAGTAGAATGACCTCACTTTTTAATGGAGGTTATATGAAAAAATTACTTGTTGGCTTATGTCTTTTGCCTGTTTTTGCTGTTGCGAATGAAACTGGGGAATCTTGCTCTAAGTTGGAAGATAGCAGCAAGCGTCTAGAATGTTATGATTCAGTGTTTTTGAAAAAAACAGATGCGGTAGATGAAAATAAGGCTATTCAATCCAAGTGGGAATATGGGCAAAATAAAGATGAATTACGAAATGCCACCACTTATAAAGCAATGCTTTCTTCTAATAATGCGGTTAATTTTGGCTTTCCTTATGAAAGTTCCTTTATGTATCTAACCTTGCGAAAAGATCCGAAATATGGCAATGATGTTGTTTTTACCGTAAATGGGCAATTTAATAGTTGTTATGACAGTTGCAAGATCACGGTTAAATTTGATGATAATAACCTCGAAACTTATCGGATGGTTGGTTCTGATGGTGGAAGTAATGATACGATATTTATTGAAAGCCAAAAATCTATGAAAGCCTTTGTGAGTAAGCTAAAAAAATCGAAAAAATTGATTGTAGAGGCGAGTTTTTATGATCACGGAAAGGGGCAATTTACTTTCGATACACAAGGGTTAGAATGGAAACATTTTTAACAAAACATAAGCCACGCAATGCGTGGCTTTTTTGATACTTATTGATAAGAGTAAAGAATTCATTCTAATTCTTTTGTTACTTATGGATTGATATTGAAGATGCATTCACCTTTTGAATTTCCCCCTGAAAACTCTTCACATTTCCAAGAATATTTACGGGTTTATTATCTTTAAAGGCGTCAAAAAGTAAATCAGTTTCTTCTTTATCAATAAATGATGTATCAACGTTAACTTGGAATGTATTTCCACCGGTCCATAAAGAACAGGAAACAATATACTTGTCGGCAGATTTCTTGATGGATTCGATTCTGACTTGCACCTCTTTTTCAAGATTCTCCATTTTACGTCTTGTTCGTTTAGTTAAATCTTGAATTTCATCTTGATCTAATACTTTACTATCTTCCCCAACTGATAATGTAATTTCTTTTGGGTTATCATAAGTTTTAAGTTGTTCAACGTGAAAGTCTTGCGCACGATAAGAAATTACCTTTACCATTTCTTTCATGGCAATAGCTTGTTCTTTAATGACTTCTGTTGAGCTTGTTTGTGTGACGATATTTTCTGTCATTTCTGCATAACGGTCATATATATAATGACCAGTTATACCTGCAATACCTAAAGCCACACAAACAGATAATCCGAAAGGATTCATTTTTTCTACAACCTGTTTTCCAATTTTCTCAAATAATTCTTGAAAATCCACTTTCCACTCTGTACATCCTTCATTAACAAAGAATGTAAAATTGAGCAGTTCTTTATCTTCCTCGGAAAGATTTGTAAGATTTTCTTCGCCATATTTAGCAATACAATACAATCGAGACAAACTATCATGGAATTGATTTAATGAATGACATAAACTTGCTGTCAATTCACCATGATAATTTTCCCCATCAATTTTAACAGATATTTTAGCAAAATCAGAAAAATCAATCTCATCAATATCATCACCTTTAATTGATTTTTCCGCAAGGACCAACAAATCATCTAAAGATTTTATATTCATCTTTACTCCAAATTTTACAATAAAACAGAATACCAGAACACTTTACCAAGTACTGAAATGTCTTGTAATTCTGCTATTTCGTCAGGGTGTTCATCACTGTTATAGCTGCGGATCTTCACTTGCTCATTAGGCATATTGTAGAGTAGTTTTATTCTCAGCAATCCACCGTGATTTATTGCGTATATTTTCCCATCTCTAATGGTTTTATTGCCCAAATCAATCCCTACCGTTGTTCCATCAGGAATAACTGGCTCCATTGAATTGCCGTCTGCTACCACGCATACCGCATTTTCATACTGCACGCCTTGCCGTCTTAATGTGGCGCGTGAAAAGCGCAGTTTGAAGTTGTTGTAATCCATAATGTCATCAGCAAAACCATTTCCAGCGGCTAAGCGGATTTCTTTGAAAAGCGGAACTTCTACCTCGTCATCGTTTAATGGCGTATTGCGATCCCACAAATCAAATGAACCTGTTTCGGCTACGTTTGATTCTATTTGAGTTTGTGCCATTTCTCCTGTGCCATTCAAGAGCCATTCGGGCGAAATTTTCAAAGCTTTGGCTATTTGCAATCCATTTCTAGGGCTTTTTGTAACTCCGTTCAAAATATTACTGATTGTTACTTGTGATGTTCCGGCTAATGCGGCTAATTCAACTTGGTTTTTTCCCATTTTGTCCATTGCAAACTGCAATCTTTCAGCAAGTGTATTCATAAAACTCTCCTTAATCGCTCGATCCTATAAATAAACTTATATAAAATCAAATAAGAAATCCTTTACAAAATATAATGTATCTTATATTATGTATAAGAATTTTAATTAAAGGTGAACTATGAAGAACGAGGCAATCGAAAAAGCAATTTCAATTTGCGGTTCTCAGGTAAAGCTAAGTCAAGAATGCGGAGTTTCTCAGGTTTCCGTCAGCTTTTGGCTTAATGGTGGCGGTATTAACGCTAAGTATATCCCGCGAATCGTTAAGGCTACAAAAGGCAAGGTTACTGAAAAGCAGATTTTACATTCCTTAGCAAATTTAACTGACAACTAATTTACTTATATTGGCGCAAAAGAAAACCATAAAAATAAGGCAAAAATTATGGCAATGAAACAAACCATTATAGAGATGATTGAACAGATACCCGGTGGTAAAAGTGCGGTAGCTGGATTCTTAGGATTTACTGAAAGTGAATTAAATAATCGTCTTTATCAAACAAAGGGCCAACGGTTCAAAAATGAAGAGTTGATCGCTATTCAGCTTGAATATGGGTGCACACAATTTATTGAAGAATTATGCCGTACCGCTGGTGGACGTTTTGTACCTGATACCTGTGCAGATGATTTAGATGCAGTAGAAATGGCAAATATTCAATTACATGAGTTATCAGCTCGTGGATTGTTATTTGAAGCATTAGAAAGTGCGCTTGCTGATGGTGAGATTACCAGTTGTGAAGAAGATTTGATCCTCAAGTTATTAAATAAACATTTAGCAGCAACACAACATTCTATTGAGTGTGTGATTTCACTTAATAAACGGCAATAAAAAACCACGGCGGCCACCGTGGTTAATTACACTCACAAGGAGTTCACAAGATGAATGAATTATTACCGATTAATGATAAAAATGCAAGTGCATTAACAATGAGCAGTCGAGAAATAACAAAACTTGTTAATTCTAGACATAGTGACGTGTGTAAAAGCATTGAAACACTTATTTCAAAAGGTGTGATTGGGGGGTATCAGCCGAAACCGTACACCCACCCACAGAATGGTCAAATCTACTATGAGTACTTTTTGAATAAGCGCGACACTTATATTTTAGTAGCTCAGTTTTCACCGGAATTCACAGCGGCAGTGATTGACCGTTGGCAAGAGTTAGAAAACCAACAAAATCCGACCGCACGTTTACCACAGAATTATCTTCAAGCCTTAGAGCAGTTGGTGGCATCAGAGAAAGAGAAACAAGCTTTAGCGTTAGAGAATAAAGCGATGAAACCTAAAGCGGACTTTGTGGATCTTTACGTTGATATTGGCACAACAAAATCATTACGCGAAACGGCAAAAATCTTAAATATGCCAGAGAAAGCGATGATAGCTGCACTAGAGCGAGATAAAGCGTTATATCGTCAATCAGGCAATCTTATTCCATATTCAGACAAACAAAGCCGTGGTTTATTTACAGTGAAAACTGGTACAGCAGAGCACGGTCACAACTTTACACAAACTCGCGTGACATCGAAAGGTATTCAATGGATCGCACAACGTTACGCTTCGGAGTTAATGCTATGAGCAAATTTATCCCTAATGCTTTTCAAATCCCTAATGCTTTTGTAGATGAAGTGATGTTTGCCCTTTCTGGTAACGCTGTAAAAGCCTATTTGTTGGTGGCTCGTAAAACGACTGGTTGGCAGAAAGAGAGTGATTTTATTTCTATTGAGCAATTCAAGCAATTCACTGGCATTAACCGAGATAAGACTATCTATGAAATCCTTAAAGAGCTTGAAGAAGTTGGTTTGATTCGTACTGTTAAAACAGCTGGAAGAACGACTGAATTCTATTTAGCGAAAGACCTTCCTAACGTTGAAAATAAACCAGTGGCGAAAAGTGCTACCAGTGGCGAAAAACGCCACCAGTTACAAAAAGTGCCACCAGTGGCGAAAAGTGCCACGACACCAGTGGCGGAAAACGCCACCGCTACCAGTGGCGAAAAACGCCACCCTACAAAAACAAATAATAAAACAAATATAAATAACCCCCCTATAGTCCCCCCAGCTGAGCAAGTTGTGTTGGATTATTTGAACATGGCATTGGCGAATCTCGCTGAAGAACAAGGCGAACGTAAACCAACAGGCTACAAGCTCACTGACAAAACAAAACAAGCGATTGGCGCTCGATTGGCTGAATTTGATTTGGGTGTGTGTAAACGTGTGGTGGATTATCTCGTGTCGAAATGGGGCCGTGATCCGAAAATGGTTGAGTATCTCCGACCAAGTACGATTTTCCGTCCAACAAACTTCGGTGAGTATGTTGTCGGCTCAGAACGTTGGGATAACAAGGGCAGACCAGAAATGCGAGACGGTGCTTGGGTAATGGCTGATGGCACGATGTTAAAACCGAAAGGCAGTGCACCAAACCCGGCAAGTAAAAGCACCGATTGGGCAAAGGGCAGACAAATTCAAATTCGTAATCCGCAAGTAGCGGAAAAACTACGCAAAATGGGGATGTTGAAATGAACGTGGCAATCAGACAAGAAAATTGCGTTTCAGGGGTTGATTTAAATACTCATGTTTCAGAATTAGTGAATCAATTATTCAATCGCTTGTGTGCTTACTGCAACCGTTGGCGTTATAACTACCCAACAGACGAAGCATTGGAAGAAGCGAAGTTTATTTGGATTGAAGAGTTAGTGAACCATGATGTTTTATCTGTGGATATGTTAGAGCGTGGATTAGCAAGAGTTCGTGCAGCAAGGAATGATTATTTTCCAAACCTTTTTGATTTTATTGAATGGTGCAAAATTCCAATGGATTTACCGTCAGAAGAAGAATTAGCACAGCGTTTAGCAAGTTTTCAGCGTTATGGTATGGCTGATGTGGATAAATTTAAATTCAATTCTACAGTGGAATATTGGCTCATCACTGATTTGTATTGTCGTTGTCGTCGATACACTTGGTCAGTAGAGCAGTTACGCAAAGAAATTAAACAGGCCTTACGCAATATGGCTGACCGTTTAAAAAATGGTGAAGTGTTACCGGAGCCAACAAAACAATTACCATCGCAAGCAACATCAATGCCAGTTTCAAAAACACGTCAAGCAGAGATCATTGCAAGCATTAAAGGATCGTTGCGGGGGCATTAATGCAAGTATTGTTGTTGACACCATATAAACAATCAGACCTTGGTTTAATGATGTTTAGAATCCCGCGCAATGCTGCACAGGTAATGACGAAGAGAATGGTGTTAATGCCAGAACCTACTGAATTACAACATAAGGAATCTGGTGTAGTTAATTGGCAAGGAGCTATTAGTGAAGAATTTCCACCGTTGGTGGTGGATTTCTTAAAAAATAAGGAAGTGCGGTCAAAATTACTTACAAAAAAAGCGTTGATGAATTTTGTGGCCAGTATTAAGCATTGTCAGTTGAGTGATGGTGAATACTGCCATAAAGAATTAACAATTACTCCGCACTTAGACGGTTTTATTAGAACTTGTTGGCACCACGATACAGAAATGCGCAAGGGAAACTATGATGCAGAAAAAGCAACGCTGGTGGTGGAACAAAATATAGAACAAGCAATCATTGCAAAAATCCAAGTGGATTTAAAACATGCTCGCCCTTTAACGGAATCAGATTTAGTACTGTATTGTTTTAAGAATGGACTTCAACGTTTATTAAGTGATGCGTTATTAAGAAAGGTTTTTAGTGCTAAAAATTACGAACGAGACAATAAAGAAAGCTCCACTCGTTTTGAAGATCCTCTTATTTATCACATGGACCGTTTAGATAAAGCCATTTTAAATTTAAAAGCTGATGATGACCCGCCACTTCAATATATGGCAAGACCAAAGCCACAATATATCCGTTCTGAAAAATGGTTACGTTGGGTAAAAACTCAGCCTTGTGTGTGCTGTGATAAACAAGCAGATGATCCACATCATTTAATTGGTCATGGTAATGGTGTGATGGGAAGTAAAGCAGATGATTTGGATTGTATTCCGCTTTGCCGAATTCATCACAATGAATTACATCAAAATGTAAAAGCCTTTGAAGAAAAGTATGGTTCACAAATAGAGCTTTGGCATAAGTTCTTTTTATACTCCATCAAGATTGGTGCATTAGTGATTGATTAATGGTTTAACAATCAAAAGTGCGGTCTTTTTAAAAGTGAGATTTCTATGACAACGATAACACTTGAACTACCATTTCCACCTTCTGTTAATACCTATTGGCGCAGAGTAAATGGTAAAACATTAATTAGCGCGAAAGGACGTGCTTATGCTGCACAGGTTGCGTGGATGACTAGACGCTCAGCAAGATTTCCAGCGGGTATTCGTGCTGCAGTGGCGGTGGAAGCATTTATGCCGGATAGAAGAATGCGTGATTTGGATAATCTTTTTAAATCATTATTAGATGCGTTAGTGAAAGCTGGTGTGTTGGTGGACGATAGTGTTATTGATGATTTGCGAATTGTACGCAAATGTGTAGTCAAGGGTGGAAAGGTTTCAGTGTCTATTAAGGAGATAGTATGTTAGATATTGATGTAATTGTTGTTGAGTTCGGTTATTGGGCAACACCAAGACATGAAACAGAATTTCCACGTGTTGCCGCTGGATTTGCAGAAATGAAATGTGAAGCACGTTACGCTCATAAATATCGCATTAATTCTATCTCTGATGATCTTGGTTTAAGAATTGATGGTTATCTTGGCATTATACGCAAACTAACACCTGAGTTGTATGATGTGTTTGTGTTGACCTACATTAAGCGCTGGGAAAAACAAGAAATATTGACTTATCTACGCATTTCAAAAGCGGAATATTTCAACCGACTAAAAACAGTAAAAACATCTCTATTGTTAATGATTGTGAGCGGTGGGAGTGAGTGTATTTTGGTTGTTTAAAACATTTAAATTATTTTTAATAAAACGGCTTGACAGTCTAGACTAAATGTGTATCATATAAGCTATAGTGCGTTTTTTTGCACGTTACAAACGCAGAATTGATTTTTAAACCCCTGATGGTTCTCCATCGGGGGTTTTTTATTGCCAAAAATATGGTGGGTATAAATGCAAATTCTCAAAGACATGCCTGTAGAGTCTCAGGCTTATGGTTGGCTAACTGCTTTATTCGGAGCTATGACTTTATCAGAATGGTCTGTTTTGATAGGTGTACTAGTAACTATATGCGGATATATCCGTGAATCTCGTTATAAAAAACGAATGCTAGAACTTGAAGAAATTAGAGTTGGCGTCCGCGATAAAAACGGTGAAATGATACAGGGTGATAAAAATGTCAAAACTCAAGAAAGCTAGTGCTTTTGGTGTTTGTTTAGTTAGTGTAATTGTTGGGTTGGTATATGACTCTGAAAATCGTTCATCGGGAATTATAATTTCTGAAAATGGTGCGCGCGAAACTGGCGATGAAGAAGGTTGTAGAACTAATCCGTATCAATGTGCGGCAAAAGAGTGGACATTTGGTATCGGAGCGGCTACTACGGGTGGTGCTAATGTCATTATTGGTAAAACCTATACCAATGAAGAAATAGCAGATCAGTATGCAAAAGATTTGCGCAAGGTTAGTAAGTGCATTATTGATTACTATCCATACAATGAAATGAATCAAAATCAAATAGATGCTTTGGGCTCATTAATTTTTAACATTGGGTGTCAAGGTTCTCGGTTCTACTTAGATAGAGAGAGTGGCCGTTTTAAAAAGACTCAGCTTTATAAAGCTGCAATTGATAAAGATTTTATTCGCATGTGTAATACTTTTCCTAATTATTCCAGGGTGAATGGTAAGGTGCATAAATCTATATTAAAACGAAGATTAAGGGAACGTGATTTATGTTTATCTCCAGTCAATAAAGTATAGTTGTTATGTGCATGGTTAGCCGGTGCGGTTATGAGAGCTATTAAATCAGATGGCGAAAGCGTAAACAAAAGAGCCTAAACCGCACCGCTATTTATTATGGGGTTTAACATGATTGGTATCTGGCAATATATCAGTAACGGATTCACAAAGGTTTTATTGGTGTGCTCCGTTGTTTCTGCGTTTGTAATTCTTGCATTGTGTGGATGGATTCATCATCAGTCAGCAACTATTGATGGACTGAATGTAAAGATTAAAACACACCAAGAAACAATTGCTGCACAAAGTCAAACGATCACTCGATTAGAAGAAGATGCTGAGCAAAATAGACAGCTAACATTTGAGCTAAGTCGGGTGGAGTCAGATGCAAGGAGTAAATCAGATGCAGTTATCAAATCTATACCGAAACAAGTTAAAGCTAGCAGTGCTTTTAATACTAGTGCTCCTAGCAATGTTATTGAGTTCTTGCGCCAGTAAACCAGTTGTAGTGAGTTGTTCTCAATTACCTGCAGCGTTGACCGCTCATTTAGATAAGACGGTATTTGCTGGTGATACTTATGGTGATGTAACAAAGTACGCGGTAATCCTAAAACGCGAACGTGATATGTGCTTAAACCGTATTGATAAAATTCGGGAGTGGCAAACAGAGAAGTTAAGTAAATAAAAGGTGAGTGACAATACTCGCCTTTTTTATTTTGGTGGGAACTATGCCAGCAAGAATACCTAAAGCATGCAGAAAGCAAGGTTGTAAGAATACAACAATCAACAGCAATGGTTATTGTGATGAACATCAAGGTTGTGGTTGGCAAAGACATCAGAAAGGAAAGACATCGTCTCAGCGTGGTTATGGAGCTCAATGGCGAAAAATAAGAGCTGTCGTGTTAGTTCGTGATAACTACTTGTGCCAAGAATGTTTAAAGCAAGGTCTGTTTGTAACAGCTACAACTGTTGACCACATAATTCCTAAGGCTCACGGTGGTAGTGATGACTTAACTAATCTACAAAGTTTATGTAATTCATGCCATAAATTCAAAACAGCGCGAGAACGCTTGAAATAGTGTTTAAAGTGCGGTTGTTTTTGTAAGGGTAGGGGGTGGTAAAATCTCTATAGGTTTTGCCTATCGAAACCGCCCACTCAAATCAATTTTCACAACCGCGAAATTAAGATTTTAAAGGTAAGCCCAAATGACAGGAAAAGCACTCGTTTCAGGTAGGGGGCGAAAGCCTAAGCCGACAGCAGTGAAAGAGCGTCAAGGCAACCCTGGTAAAAGAAAACTAAATAAAGATGAACCGCAGTTTAGCGAATTTGATGAGCATACACCGCCACCAGATGACCTAGACGAGAACGGCAAAACAATGTGGGTCTTTGTGTTAAAGGAGTTGATCCCACAAAAAGTATTACTCAAAACAGATTTGCAGACCGTTGCAAATTACTGCATTGCTTACCAAAACAGAAAGCAAGCTAATCGTGATATTGAGAAGTTTGGCAGCGTCATTGAATCGGATGCTGGTATTAAACGAAATCCTGCTTTCACCACGCTAAAGGAAGCGATGGCTGACATGGCTAAGTTTGGCTCATTACTTGGATTAGATCCAAGTAGTCGCACTCGATTAGTGGGTAATGCCGACAATAAAATTGAGAATCCATTCGCGGAGTTAATGCAATGACAGATAATGTAAAAAAGGCAATTAAGTATGCCAAAGATGTTATTGCTGGCAAAATTCCTGCTTGCCGATTTATTGTAAAAAACTGCCAGCAGTTTATTGATGATCTAGAAAAGCAAAGTGCGGTTAAATTTCCTTATTATTTTGATGAAGTTAAGGCTGAAAAAGCGTGTAAATTCATTCAATACCTACCCCACACAAAAGGCGAGTGGGCATCGAAACGCCAAAATATCACACTTGAACCGTGGCAACTCTTCATTATTGCAAATACTTTCGGGTGGTTGCGTAAAAGCGACAATCTGCGTCGTTATCGCGAAGTTTATGTTGAAGTACCCCGTAAAAACGGTAAATCAGCTATTTCTGCAGGTGTCGGATTGTATATGTTCTGCATGGACAATGAGTTTGGCGCAGAAGTCTATTCTGGTGCAACCACCGAAAAGCAAGCATGGGAAGTTTTTCGCCCCGCTCGCTTAATGTGTAAAAAAACCGATCTACTTTGCTCGACTTTCGGCATTGAAGTAAATGCGTCCAACTTAAACCGACCTACTGACGGTTCTCGTTTTGAGCCGCTTATCGGTTCACCAGGTGATGGTGCATCGCCTAGTTGTGCGATAGTGGATGAATATCATGAGCATAAGAATGATGAGCTATATACCACTATGTTGACTGGTATGGGGGCTCGTAAACAACCGCTTATGTTTATCATTACGACTGCAGGTTATAACATCGAAGGCCCTTGTTATGATAAACGCAGAGAAGTAATTGAAAAGCTATCAGGTGCGATTCCGAATGATGAGCTATTTGGGGTTATTTATACAATTGATGAAGATGATGATTGGACAGATGAAAACGTATTACGCAAAGCAAATCCAAACTTTGATGTGTCAGTGTATGGTGATTACCTAATTAGTCAGCAAAACAAGGCAATTAATAATGCACGCCTGACCAATACTTTCAAGACTAAACACTTGAATGTATGGGTGTCAGCTAAAGAAAGCTATTTCAACATGGTGAGCTGGGAAAACTGCAAGGATGAAACATTATCACTTGAGGATTTCCAAGGTGATGATGTTGTGCTTGGTCTTGATATGGCGCGTAAGCTTGATATGAACTCACTTGTTAAAGTGTTTGCTCGGGTTATTGATGGTAAGCGACATTATTATTGCATTGCTCCAGAATTCTTCGTTCCGGAAGATACTATCTATAACACAGATACCGCTTTAAAACGAGTGGTGGATAAATATCAAAAATGGGTAAATAGCGGGCATTTAACCGCAACAGATGGCGCAGAAGTTGATTATCGAGAAATCGAAGAAGTCATCAAAGATACCAATCAAGAACATAGGATTTCCTGTGTTGCTATTGACCCGCACGGAGCGATAGCAATCAGCCATAACTTAGCCGATGAAGGGCTAAACCCTATAACAATTACACAAAACTACACCAACTTATCAGACCCAATGAAAGAATTGGAAGCGGCAATTGAATCAGGCCGTTTCCATCATGACGGGAATCCAATTATGACCTGGTGTATCGGTAATGTGGTTGGTAAGACAGTTCCAGGGAATGATGATGTCGTGCGTCCAATTAAAGAAATTCCTGAAAACAAAATAGACGGAGCGGTGGCTTTAATGATGGCAATCGGTCGCATTATGTTGAGCACTGATGATGAAAACTTTTTCCCAAATGAGGTATTGGAACTATGAGAACTGTCATTTTAGATCTTTTAGGTCTAACAGGCTTTGGCTTGATGTTTTATGGAGTGTATCTCAAATATGGGGCAGATATTGCATTAATTGGTAGTGGGGCATTATTACTGCTTTTAACTATTTTGGCATCGAGAGGTAAACAATGATTTTTGATAAATTATTTAGCACTCGTTCACTGGAGAATCCAACGGTGCCATTAAGTGCTGAATCAGCTTACGAAGAAATATTCGGAATGCAGCCGACTAAATCGGTTAGTCCTGATTTAGCGATGAAGTTATCTGCTGTTTATGCTTGTGTTTACGTGTTGTCGAGTTCTGTCGCACAATTACCGTTGCACGTTAAGTGCAAGAGTGGCGACAAAGTAGATACAGTAAAAGATCATCCAGCATATTACCTTCTACATGATAGCCCTAACGCTTGGCAGACGTCTTATAAATTGCGTGAATATGCACAAAGTTCTGTTTTGTTGTACGGAAATGCTTATATCCATATTGTTCGCGACAAAAACGGTGAAGTTGTCTCGCTTGAATCATTAGAGCCGTGGAAAGTGCAGTTGCTTAAAAACGGAAGTCGCTATGTTTACGCTTACTACGGTGACGATAAGACAATGAGCTTATCTCCAGATGATGTTTTACACATCAAATCACTCGGGCCATCAATAAAAACAGGTAAATCAGTCATTCAAACTCATGCTGAGACGATTGGCTTGGGGTTAGATGCTCGAAAATTTGCTAGCGGTTTCTTCGGTGGAAATGCTCGTCCTGCAGGTATTCTTTCAGTTAAGACGCCACTGAATAGCAATGCGTGGGAAAACTTTAAAAAGATGTGGCAAACCGCACAAGAAAAGCTGAGAAGTGAAGAAAATAAAACAATATTACTTCCTGCTGAGCTTGATTATAAGGCTTTGACCGTGTCACCAGTCGATACTGAGCTTCTTTCGATGATGAAGCTTAATCGTTCAGAGATTGCCGGTATTTTTAATGTTCCAGCACACATGATCAACGATTTGGAGAAAGCGACATTTTCCAACATATCAGAACAGACAATCCAGTTTATTCGATTCAGCGTGATGCCATGGGTGGTCAATTGGGAACAGGAACTAAACCGAAAAATCTTTACTGAAGCAGAGCGTAAAGCGGGTTACTTCGTGAAGTTTAATCTTGCTGGAATTATGCGTGGTACTGCAGGAGAGCGCGCAACATTTTACCATGCTGCCATCACTGATGGTTGGATGTCGCGAAATGAAGCTCGTCAACTTGAAGATATGAATCCGGTTGAAGGACTGGATGAAATGTTAGTTAGCGTGAATGCGGCAAAACAAGCAAACAATAAACAAACGGAGAACACAAATGAGTGATGTAGAAAAGCGCTCCTACGCAGGCGAAGTGCGAGCGGAAAGCCGAGATGATGAGCCTACGCACATTATCGGTTATGGTTCCGTATTTAATACTATGTCTGAAGTAATGTGGGGTTTTCGCGAAATCATTATGCCAGGTGCATTTGATGATGTGCTTGAAGATGATGTACGCGGGTTGTTTAATCACGACCCGAATTTCATTCTAGGGCGAAGTAAGGCTGGTACGTTGAGTCTATCAGTTGATGAAACAGGCCTTAAATACGACATTATCGCACCAGATAATCCAACTATTCGTGATTTAGTTATTGCACCGCTAAAACGCGGTGATATTACTCAATCATCCTTTGCGTTTAAGATCGCACGTAATGGAGATGAATGGTATGAAAATGATGATGGTGTAATCATCCGTGAAATTCATAAAATTTCACGCCTTTATGATGTCAGTCCTGTGACTTATCCCGCTTACCAAGAAGCAAGCAGTACAGCTCGCTCACTTGAAGCGTGGAAAGAAGCTCGAGACTCAGGAACAATTGCTAAAGCGGTATCACAAAAAGCCGCACGTGAGCGATTCTTAAGCTTAATTAATGCTAAATAAAAGTAATTTTTATCAATACGAGCCGCAATAATGCGGCTTTTTTCATTTAAAGAAAGAGGAAAAATCATGGCTAAATTACATGAACTTCAAGAAAAACGTCGTAATATCGCGGCTCAAATGCGTCAATTGAATGATGAAATTGGCGAAAAAACATGGACTGAAGAACAGCGTACTAAGTGGGATGCAATGAAATCCGAATTAGGCGGTGTTGAATCACAAATTGAGCGCGAAGAATCATTACGATCAACCGATGCTTTATTTGTTGAAGAACAGCGTCAAATTGAAACTGAATCAAAACCAGTTATTGATGTAGAAGTTAAACGTTCCCAAGCATTTAATGCGTTCTTACGTCGTGGCTTAGGCGAATTAAGCCAAGAAGAACGTCAAGTGATGGCGGAACTTCGCGCACAAGCGGCAGGCACGGACAATAAAGGTGGTTACACCGTACCTAAAGAAATGCAGGCTCGTATTGCTGAACAAATGAAAGCTTTTGGTGGTATCGCGAGCGTTGCTCAAATCCTTAACACTGCAGACGGTCGCGTTATTACTTGGGCGACTGCAAACGGCACCGCTGAAGAAGGTGAATTAATTGGCGAAAATGCGGCAGCAACTGAATTAGATACTGAATTTGGCACAGCTGAGCTTGGTGCGAAAAAACTCTCATCAAAAATTATCCGCGTATCAAACGAATTGTTACAAGATTCAGGTGTGGATATCGAAGAGTATTTATCTCGTCGAATTGCAGAACGTATTGGTCGTGCAGAAGCTAAATATCTTATCCAAGGTACTGGCGTTGGCTCACCTGCTCAACCTAAAGGCTTGCAAACCGCAGTTACTGGTGTAACTCAAGCAGCCGCCGCTGCAGTGGCATGGCAAGATTTTAACGCATTGATCCACTCAGTAGATCCTGCCTATCGCAATGTTGGCAATACTCGCCTTGCTTTCAACGACAATACGTTAAAAACGTTGAAAGAAATGGTGGATGGACAAAAACGTCCATTATGGTTGCCTGATGTGGCTGGCGTAGCGCCTGCAACCATCTTAGGCCATCAATATGTGATTGACCAAGGCATCGAAGATATTGGTTCAGGTAAGAAATTTGCTTACTTTGGTGATTTCAGCCGTTTCATCATTCGTCGCGTATCAGGTATGACATTGCGTCGTTTAGTGGAACGTTACGCAGAGTTCGATCAAGTAGGTTTCTTAGCGTTCCATCGCTTTGACTGCGTACTCGAAGATGTGTCAGCAATTAAAGCATTAACAGGTAAATAGGTAAAAGTGCGGTCAGAAATGGCCGCATTTTTTATTTGGGGGATGAATGGAAATCACACTAGACGAAATTAAGTTGCAATGTCGCATTGATAATGATGAGGAAGATGATTTGTTGTCAGCCTATCTAGTTGCAGCAAAGGCGATGGTTGAGAACCACACGAATAGAGTGCTTTTTAATACATTGCCCGAAGAAAAACCGATTAATGCACAAGAAATCACTGGTGATTTGAAAATAGCTATATTAATGCTGATCGCTTACCTATATGAAAACCGTGGTGGATGGAACGAAGGGCAAGGTGTAACAAACTTTGATTTACCTCCAACTGTTAAAGCCATCATTGATCGTTATCGTTTTATAGATGTGTAGGTGATTAATATGAACATAGGAAAGCTACGTCACAGAATTATCTTGTTGCGGCAAGTTAATGAAGTGAATGATTACGGTGCAAGTACTCAAACCTGGAAGAGAGTAGCTACTGTTTGGGCTGATGTTAGACCATTATCAGGTCGAGAGTATTTTTCAGCCAAGCAAGTACAGTCTGAAGTGACCACTCAAATATGGCTACGTCATATAGAAGGCATTAAACCCACAATGAAGGTTAAGTTTGGGAAAAGAGAATTTGAAATTCTTTCCGTGCTTAACACTCAAGAGCGTGATGTGTCTTTACAGCTTATGTGTAAGGAGACAGGTAATGTCTAATCTGACTGTGAAAGTTACTGGTCTTAAAGAGTTAGGGAAAAAAATGAATGACCTTGGAAAGAAAACAAAAGGTCGTATTTCTGTTGACTCAATGCGAAAAGGTGCTGTGATTATTAGGGATAAGGCAAGAGCCAATGCACCAACTTTACAAGAGAAAGTACCCCATCGGAAACGTGGCACTTTAAAAAGAGCCATACTTGAAAGTACAAAGGTTGATAAGTTCGGAAATGTCCGCTCTAAAATCTATGTTCGAAAACTTCGAAGTAAAACTATTGAAAACTTTAAAGTTAAAACAGGTAAAGGTGGCGCTAAAAACCCTAACGATCCTTATTACTGGCGATTTATAGAGTTTGGAACATCAAAAATGCAAGCCAGACCGTTTTTGCGTCCAGCATTCTCAACTAAAAAAAATCAAGTATCGCGAGAAATTATTAATAATTTGCGCAATAACATTTTTAGAGAGGCTGGTAAATGATTCAAAAGAAACTCTTTAATGCTCTAAATCCACTGGTGTCAGGTCGTTGTTTTTATGGGTTGATCCCTGAAACAAATAGTGCCTATCCAGTCATCGTATATCAATTCCCAACAATATCACCAAATTCAGCGTTGGAAGATGGAGATTTGGATGATTTCACGGTGCAGATTGATGTTTATAGCAAAAATCCTGATGACATTTTCGCTCTGCGAAAGGCTATTTTTACCGCACTTGAAACGGCATTTGATTATGCCGAGAGAGAAAGTGATTTCAGTGACTACGAACCCGATACAAAATTACATCGTCGGGTAATAACTTATCAAATTGCTTATGGAGAATAAAACATGGCAGCAAAAACCACACCGTTCCAAAAAACACGGTTTTATATTGGCACATCTGAAGATGCCGGCAAGAAAATTACAGCTTGTGCTGTAACACCAAATGCAACAATTACTATCCCTTCAAGCGGATTCAAAACTGGTGATTGCGTCTTAGTTACAGGCTTAGGTGCGCTAGATGGATATTATCCAGTTAAATCTGTTGCGGCAGATGTAATTACATTGGCTGATGAAGTTGATTGGTCAGCGTATGATCAACCAACAGTATTTACTGATGCTAAAGCGGCATTAGTGAAATGGTCAAATAATTTCTGTGAGCTCCGAAATCTAGAACGCAGTGAAGATACATTGACTGAAGAAGATGTGACTACCATGTGTGATGATGGCAAAGCCACCGAAGCTGGTGAGTTCGAGTACGGTGAGACACAGATGAAGTTCTTTACTGCGCCAGTGTCTGAAATGCAAAAATTATGCCGTAAAAAATTCTTTTCGAAATCGAAGTTCCCTTTCCGTTTAGTTTTCCCAAATGATCAAGGCACGATGTATGGTACTGGTTATTTCAAATCTGGCAATGGTTACTCTGGTGAAACTATGGGTAAATTTGAAAGCGGTGCAACTATTAAGCATACAAAACAGGAATATCACTTACCTGTAGCTTAAAAATAAAAAAAGCCAAGAGTGATCGGCTCTTGGCTTTAATTATTAGATTAACCTTTATTGCAGGAGAAGTTTTCCTGCGAGTAAATTTAAAGGCAAAAAAGAGGGTAAATATAATGGATTTGAGAAACAAATTATTGCAGCATAAACCTAAAGTAACCGAAATTGAAATTCTTGGCGAAAAGTACTATGTGAGAGCATTAAGTGTCGGTGATGTAAACCGTGGATTGTTTGGACAGCACAAACTATTGTGTGATATTGCAAAAGCACAAGGTATTGAGCTTGATTATGATGATCCTAATGAGTTAGGTAAACAATTAGGAAAAGTTTACGATCCATATCGTTTAGCCAGAAATCTAGCCCTCCGCTTATGTGATAAAGATGGCAATCTATTGTTTGATTTTGAAAATGAAGATGACTTGAAAGCATTATCCGGCCTAGATAATGAAGTTTCTGAAGAATTAAGTCGCGCATTGATGGGGGATAAACCAAAAAACTTAATGACCGACGCAAGTTCCAAATAACTTTATCGCTTGCGTTGGGTAAAACGTTAGAAGAAATCGAACAAATGCCTGAAAAACATTTTCAGGAATATATGCTGTTTTATCAAGAACAGCCATTTGGTTTGTGGAGAGATGATTATCGCACAGCACAGATTGCTCATTTGTTAGCGTTAATTCATAAAGATCCAAAACAGAAAGCCACAACATTGAGCGATTTAATGCCATTTTTCAATGAAAATAAGGTGGCAGAAGATAAAGAAGATGATGGCGTAGAGTCTTATTTGTTAAATCGTTGATTGTTTAGTAAAAAAGTTGAAAAAATTAGCTACTCTCTATTGATTAAAATGAATGTATTTTGTACAGTATAGATAAGTAAATAAGGAGGGGTTATGTTTAAAGATGAAATTAAACTTATCCATTGGTTGAGCAAAGAGATTATTGCGTTTTTCGCTTTATTCTTTGTGTTACCTATTATTTTTATCTTGGCTGTAACAGGCATAACCACAAAATTTTTACTTGGTGTTTCTCTGGCCTACATTACCTTTTTTATTTTTGCAAAAGTAGCTATGTTTTTCTTTATGAAGAAAACTGAAAATAAAGTACTGCAGCAAATTGAAAAAGAAAACGAAGTTAAGTACGTCATCATTAAATAGTTAGTGTTTATATAGAAAGCTCGCAATATGCGGGCTTTTTTTATTTCTGGAGAAAATATGTCATCACTCGGTAGTTTATACATTGGGTTAAGTCTCGATACAGTCCAATTTCAGAATGGATTGAGTAAGTCGGAGTATCAGACCCGAAAATTTACTAGACAATTTGAAGCTAATTTTTCTCGAGCTCAAGAAAAAGCACGTCAGTTTTCCGAACGTACAACACAATATTTAAATAATATTGAGAAAGCTGCCAATAACATCAATTCGACAACAAAATGGAGTTTTCGCCTTGATAATTTAGGTAGAGCGCAAGATTTGTCAAAGCAAGCTATTGCAATGATGGATAGTTACACTGAGCTACAGAACCGTATTAGACTGGTGACTCATAGTCAGACAGAAATGGCTCAGGCTACAGAAAGCGTGTTTGATATATCGTCTCGAACCAATCAAGCTGTTGGCGCAACTGCTCAAATCTATCAACGTTTTGCAAAAAATGCTGATACTTTAAATATTAGTCAGCAAAAAGTTGTAGAACTAACAGAAACCGTATCAAAAGCAGTCGCTTTATCAGGTGCAGCACAAGCGTCATCAGAAGCGGCATTAATGCAATTTGGTCAAGCTTTGGCTAGTGGTGAGTTGCGCGGTGCTGAACTTAATTCAGTGATGGAACAAACACCGGCTTTAGCACAAGCTATTGCAGATGGTTTAGGTGTTAGCGTTGGCGCACTTAAAGATATGGGTAAGAATGGTGAGTTATCTATCAACAAAGTGATAACTGCACTTGAAAAAGCAAAATCATCTGTTGATAGTGATTTCGAGAAACGTGTAAAAACACTTTCGATGTCATACACCAATCTTGAAACATCATTAATTAAATATGCCGGTGAAGCTGACCGCACTTATGGCATCACACAAAAACTTGGCGAGAGTGTAGATTTTGTTTCAAAAAATCTTGATTCATTAATCACTGCAGCTGTTATTTTAACTGGTGCTCTAGCTGTTGGTAGAATTAGCCAATACAGCGCAGAGTTAGCGAAATCGGGTATTATAAGTGCAAAAAATGCTTTAGCTCACACAGCAGAAGCAAAAAGTATTTATGAAAGAGCAACGGCAATGCGAATTGCCGCGCAGCTTGAAATGTCTAGTTTGACCGCACAATTACAGTTAGCTCAATCTGAACAAACCAGATTTGCATTGCGCGAAAGAATGAAAGTGCAGTCTGCTCAAATTATTGCACTTGCAGAAGCAGAAGCTGCGGCAAAACGAAACCTTGCTACAGCAACTAATCTTGTAACGATGGCGGCAAAAGGTTTGCAAAGTGTAATGGCTTTACTTGGTGGCCCAGCTGGTGTGGTTGGTATTGCTGCCACATCATTATTATTTTTTAGTTCACAAGCGGCAGAAGCTCGACAATGGGCATTAGATACATCTGTTGCTAACCAAGCTTTAGCTGAATCTTATGATCAAATCACCGAAGCGGCATTATCTCTTAAAATTACAAAACAGCTTGAAAATATAGAAAAATATTACGCTGAGATTGAAAAATTAAAAGCGGGAATAGCTACAAAACAGGTTGGTGCAGATTTTGACGGCATTAGCGTTGGAGGAAACGCAAATGATGCCGAAATTGAAAGTTTAAAAAACAAAATCCAAGTAATTAAAGAAAATGCCGATGTTGCAAGACAGTCACTTGAAAAAATGCTTTCTCCACTTGGTGAAAAGATGCTTCGCGCAGGTAAAAATGTCGATGAAGTGCGGCAGAAATTCAAGTTGCTTGGCGTGTCAGCTGAAACTGTAGATAACATTATAGCTAACTTACCGAAAAGCTTTAATGACACAGCTAATAGTGCAAATAAAGCCACAGACAAGACGTTAGATTTGAATGATGCAATGGAAAAGCTTAAAGAGAAATCCACGTCTCTTGCTCAAAGGCTTGAAGTCGCAAAACTCAAACAACAAGGTCAGGCCAAATCCGCTTACGTGTTGGCTGGTCTTTATGAGTTGCTTGGAAAAGAAGGTGCCGAATACAACGAAGTATTGATTGGTATTGCTACAGGTACAATCACTGCAGCTAATGCAGCGGATAAAGCTGTCGGATTATCGCTTGAAACACTAAACAAGATTTTAGCCGGAAAAGCAACATTGGAAAAAATGTTTTCCGATGAAACCAAAGTGACAACAATTGAAACTCAAATCAAAGAAAGTCACAAAAAACCACGTAGTGGTAAATCATCTGGTGAAAATGCTCGAGATAGCTGGTTAAGTTTCTATGATGAAATTCGCAAGAAAAGTAGTTCTAGTCTTGCTGAGATTGACTTGGAACAAACAAGAATGTTCCAGCGTTTAGAGGAGCACAACAAAAAAGGTGTTGTATCTCACCAAGAATATGAAACAGCAAAAACAGCTATCACCGAGCGATTTGCTCGTCAACGGTTAGAGCTTGCAGGTAAGTATGCGCCTGAGAAATTATTACGTGCGAACTTAAACGATGAATTAGCGGTAATTGAAGAGCTTAAAAAGGCAGGACAGCTTACAGGTGGTGAAGCGAATACTGCTGAATTGCAATTGAAGTTTGATTATGCTCAAAACAGATCTCAAAGTGCGGTCAATCCATTAGACCAATTACGTGCACTTTATGATCCGCAACAAGAGCTAATTAATCAACAAACGCAAGAGCTTGCTCAGCTCCAAGCATTTAACGATCAAAAGTTAATCACTGAAGAAGAATTCCAACAACGCAAACAGCAAATCATTGAAAAATACAGAAATAACCAATTCCAAGAACAAATGGGGCTTTATGCTACTGGATTAAATGACCTTGGTAGTGCGTTTGGAACTTTAACATCAGTTGTTGAACAATCAGCCGGTAAGCAATCTGCAGCTTATAAAGCAATGTTTGCAGTATCAAAAGCGTTCGCAATTGCAGAAGCTACGGTGAAACTATCTCAAGCGGTCGCACAAGCGATGGCAGATACAACCGCACTTACTCCTGCTCAAAAATTTGCAAATATGGCAACGGTTGCAGCGGCTGGTGCTAATGTTATCTCTCAAATCACTAGCGTAGGATTTGCTAAAGGCGGTCATGTTGTCGGTGAGGGTACAGGAACAAGCGATTCCATATTGGCTCGATTATCTAACAATGAATTTGTTATGACATCCCGTACAGTTGATCACTATGGTGTTGGATTTATGAATGCCTTAAATCAACGCAGATTCCCTAAATTTGCAAATGGCGGTCATGTTGGTGGCAAATCTGATAGTTATGATGGATTGTTTAGCGGTGGTGGAGCATCAACTAATAACGAAGTATCAATAACAATAAATATTGATAAAAACGGAAATGAAAGTGTAACTGCTGAGCAAAAAGCTGCACAAGGTAAAGAGCTTGCACTAGCAATCCAAGCAAATGTACTTGAAGTGTTAAGAAAACAACGTCGTCCAGGTGGAATGCTTGGATAAGGAGATAAGATGGCTTTAAAAACATTGCCTTGGTGTCCACAGCCTGGTTATTCGGTTGATGAAGAACCAAAGCGGAAAGTGCTTAATTTTGGAAATGGCTATCAGCAACGGATGGAAGACGGGATTAATACGCTTTTGCGTAAGTATTCCGTTACATTCAAAGTAAAAAACAAAGAATCGGCACAATTCCGCAACTTTATGAAAGAACACGGCGGAGTTCGTGCCTTTTATTTTAAGGATGTGGCACTTGGTGGTGAATTAGTGAAGGTGGTTTGTCCTAAATTTCCACGATCTGTTACCAAAACTCACACCACTTTCACGTGCGAGTTCGAGGAAGTAGTTTAAATCCTTTAAAGTAGTTTAAAAGAAATTGAAAGGTTGAGTTGTGAAAATACATCTCACAAAGCAAGAATGTAGAAGTCCTTCCTCACTACAAGAGATACTTGCTTTGTTATGATGTTACAACGCAATCGGAAAAAATAAACCCCGAAGCGTTTGCAGCACTTCGGGGTTTTATTTACCCCTTATCCAAGTTTAGCAACTAAGGAGCAATTTTGATTAAGTATACACCAAAACATCAAGTAAAGGTAGGTGGAAAAATGTCAGAAAAAGATGCGGGAATTGTTGGAAAGCGTTTAGCTAATTCAGCACTGATTATTGCTGTATGTTGGGGATTAAGTGCTTTGATTATGGCAACTGCTTATTTTCTACAATAGAGATAGGAGAAACTATGCCAAAAACTCTACCCTCAAAAATGGCACAAGAATTGCCGAAGTTAGAGCAAGGTGCGCTTATTGAATTGTGGGATATTGATTTACGCCATATTACCCCGACTAACGGGGCTAATACTGCAGGTGAATTATACCGATTTCACAATGGTTTAAACCAAGGGCGAACAAATATTTGGTGGCAGGGGAATGAGTATCAAGCCTACCCAATTAAAGCAGATGGATTTGAGATTAGTGGGCAAGGCCCTAGCTCTCGTCCAACATTAACAGTATCTAACCTATATGGAATCATTACCGGTATTGCGGTTAATTTAGGACAAGGTGTTGGCGGTAAAGTAACTCGTAGATTGGTTTATGCGCAGTTTCTTGATGCTCGCAACTTTACTGGTGGTAAAAATACTCAGGCAGATCCTACACAAGAAGCGGTTAGTTATTACATCATTGAGCAACTAAAAAGCCTTGATGATAAACAAGCTACTTTTGAACTGGCATCACCTGCCGAAACGGATAACGCAAAAATCCCGCTATTAATGATTACATCGGACGTTTGTATTTGGCAATATCGTTCACCTCAATGTGGTTATACAGGCGGCCCTGTTGCCGATGAATTTGATAAACCAACAAACGACCGTAATAAAGATAAATGTTCGCATTGTATCCGTGGTTGTAAATTGAGATTTGGCGAGAATGCCGTGTTACCGTTTGGCGGTTTCCCAAGTACAACTCAGTATGGGAATTGATCATGATTATTCCGGATAAATTAAAAAAAGAAATACTGTCGCACGCTAAAAGTACAGAGCCACAAGAATGTTGTGGTTTTGTTGTATTTAAAGACGGTTTTTCTTACATCCCTTGCGAAAATATCTCACACGATCCAGTTAATTTTTTTGAAATATCGGCAGATGATTTTCTTCTTGCTGAAGAACGTGGTTCCATTGTAGCGTTGGTTCATTCTCACCCAGATTCTGCTTTTGAAAAAGGATTGCCATATTTATCCATCGCTGACAGAGAATGTCAGGTTAGAACGCAGTTAGATTTTTGGCTGGTGGTGGATAACGATATCAGACAATTTCACTATATTTCCCCATTATTAGGGAGAATGTTTGAAAACAATAAGCAAGATTGTAGAAATATCGTACTTGATTGCTATATGTTATCTGGAATTGAGTTACCCGATGATTCTAAGTATGAGTTTGATTGGTTTGAAAGTTCAAACTTATACGAAGATGGCATGAAACGGTGTGGTTTTTTTAAATTATCACAAGACGAGCCTGTCGAGATTGGCGATGTAATCTTAATTAAAGTCGGTGCAAATGTAGCTAATCATGCAGGGGTGTATCTAGGTGATCAGATGATGATTCATCATAGTGAAAGTCGGCTCTCTGCACGTGTACCTTATGATGGTTTTTGGCTTAATTCCACTCATTCAATTTGGAGACATTCAGAATGGCAAAAATTACATTTCACGGCAATCTTAAACGATTTAGCGATGAACCATTCGAGCTTGATGTAAGCAACTTCCGAGAGTTAATGAGTGGCTTAATCACTCAAATTCAAGGACTAAGATCGCATCTTAGCAAAGGGTATTACAAAGTTAGAATTGGTAGAAAGTATATAAGCAATAAACAATTAAAAAATAACCCAATAATTGATCTTGATGATAACTCATCCGTACATTTTACACCCGTTATTACTGGTGCTGGTAAAGCGGCAGGTGTAATTCAAGCCGTTGTTGGGGTTGTGTTAATTGCTGTTGCGTGGTGGAACCCGTTAGGTTGGTCAGCTGGTGGGGTAATGATAGCTGGAGCAATGGGAGCATCACTTGCCATGTCTGGAGCTATATCTCTTTTAACGAGACCGCCAGATATGGGTGGTGGTGCTAATGAAAGTGAAAAGAAACAAAGCACATCATTCAGCAATCTTCGTAACTTAACTCCACAAGGGAGACCTATTCCGTTATTGTACGGAAAAATGATGACCAGCCTTATACTTGTTTCCCAAGGGATAGAAACTTTTGACGATCATCAATAACATCACAAATAAATTTAACCGCTTATAGGCACTGCTTATAGGCGGTTTTCTTTTAAAGAGGTATTTATGGGCGGTAAAAGCCAAGGTTCAGCGCGCACACCACATGAAGCACCAGATAGCCTTCGTTCTTCACAACGATTACGTGCTATTGGTTTAATCTCTCTTGGGCCAATTAAAGGTCCAGCCAATAAATGGAAATCAACTTACTTTGACAATACGCCAATCCAAAATGCAAATGGTGTTGATGATAATGATGAGTCAAGTTTCAATTTCAAAAACACAGAAATAGCATTTACACTCGGCACACAGGACCAAATGCCGCTACAGGGCTTTGAAATGTCAGAGCGTGAAGTATCAGTTGGTGCAGAAATTAAAAATGTTAACCCTGTAACAAGAACCGTCATTGATCCTGATGTGACACGTCTCAGAATTACATGTGGTGTAAGTGCGTTATTTTCTCAAAATGAGAATGGCGACACAGAGGGAACATCTGTATCACTCGAAATCTTAATCAACGGGCAAAGCCGCACGGTAAAAAATATTAATGGTAAATCATCATCTCGCTTTTATCGCAGTTACATCATTGATAATTTACCGCCTAAACCATTTACCATCACAGTCAAAAGATTAACAGCCGACAGTAAATCACAACGACTACAGAATGGCACTCATTGGGTTAGTTACACGGAAATCATTGATACCAAACTGTCATACCCAAACATGGCATTAATTGGCATTAAAACGGATTCGCGCTATAACCCAAATTTTCCTAATGTAAACTTATTGCTTTATGGTCGATTAGTTAAAGTACCAAGTACATATAATCCTGAAACAAGAACGTATGAACCTGGCATTTGGCGCGGTGACTGGAAAGAAGAGTGGACGGATAACCCCGCCTGGATTTTTTACGACTTAGTCACTAATTCTTTAGCTGGGTTAGGTAAACGAATTGGGGAATACGGATTGGATAAGTTCCAGCTGTATCAAATAGCAAAATACTGTGACGAATTAGTCGATGATGGATATGGCGGAAAAGAGCCACGAATGGTATCTAATCTATGGATTACAGAACAGCGTGATGCCTATAATGTGCTATCAGACATGGCATCTGTTTTTCGCTCTATTGCAGTGTGGAATGGAACACAGTTTTCAGCTATCCAAGATAGAACATCAGATCCAGTTTGTTTATATACTCAATCAAATGTAGTTGATGGTAAATTCTCTCGCCAATTCGCAGCAGGAAAGACAATTTTCACTGCAGTAGAAGTTGAATATGCTGATGAACGTAACTTCTATCAAAAGGCGGTTGAGTACGTTGCAGATGATTTAATGATTGCTCGCTATGGCTACAATGTTAAGAAAATTACAGCTTATGGCTGTACAAGTCGTGGGCAAGCTCACCGATACGGCAAATGGGTATTAGAAACATCTCGTCTTGAGCAATGTACTATTACCTTTGTAGTAGGTCGTCAAGGGTTATTGCATTTGCCAGGCGACATCATTGAAATTGCTGATAATGATTTTGCGGGTAAAACACTTGGTGGACGAGTTGTAGCGATAAACGGAAAGAAAGTAACACTTGAACAACCTGTAGAAATTACTGGTAATAGCTATTTAAGTTATCTCAATGATGAAATGCAGTTGGTGAAAATCAAAATCATCAATGCAGATAATACAAATAAATCGGTTGTTACATTAGAAACCAATCCTGTTGGTTTGAATGTAATGGATGATTGGGTATTAAAAACACCGCAAGTATCTACTCAGCTTTACCGTGCTCTCGGCATTACTGAAAACGATGACGGAAGTTATACCATAACTGCACTGCAACATGAACCGCAAAAAGAAGCGATTGTTGATGGTAGTGCAAGCTTTGTGCCTGTTGTAACAACAATGCACAATGGACTAACAAAAGTCACTAATGCTGATGTAGTTTATAGCGCTGACGGTATAAAACTTACTTGGTCAGTACCCACAACAGATACGTTATTAACCTATGAGGTGCGGTTATATCGCAACGGAAAGGTTTTTAAAACATATCTAAACTTAAAAAATCCAGAAATATCATTTGAAGGATTACCTGATGGTAGTTATACCGCAGAAATCAGAGCTAAAAACCAAAGTGGCCAATTGTCAGACCCCGTAACACGATCATTTGAGATTAATCTCAACATCCCTAGATTTGTCACTAAATCCTTGTTATTTGCTATTGAGTTGGATTGGGATTTACCTAAGACATTCACACCTGGGTTTAGCACTGAGATTTGGCGTAGCAATACAAATGACATAAGCACTGCAGTGAAAGTGGCAACCTTGCCATATCCTCAAAGTAACTATGTTATTAATGGCGTGCCTTTATCGACAGGCTATTACTTTTATTTGCGAGGAGTAGATAAACAGGGGAATAAAGGTGAGTTCACCGAAGCAGTATTTGGCGAAGCAGACCATAACCCAGATAACTTGTTAAATGCGTTAGAAGGTAAAATCACCAAGTCACAACTTGGTCAAGAGCTTATCAATTCCATTAAAGCAGATATTAACAATGCTGTTGGGGAAGAAGCTAAAACAAGACAAACTGCTGTCGCTGGTGCATTAGCTCAAATAGCTGCACAAGCTCAATCATCAGGAACTGCAATTAAAAATCTTGAAAAAACAGACCAAGCACAAGCTGAAACAATTAAAACTGTGACAGCGAAGGCCGAATCAGCTTTATCAGGTATTACTGCAGTAAGACAGGCTCAAGCGGAAAGTGATAAAGCGAATGCACAACAAATTAACGCATTAACCGCTAAAGTTGGCAAGGCAGAATCAACAGTATCACAGGTGAGTAGTGCTGTAGCAGGACTGAATGGCAAAGTTAGTTCGATGCACACAATCAAAACGCAAGCTATTGCTGGTGGACGGACTGCTGTTGCTGGTATCGCACTTGGTGCAAACCAGGAAGAAAGTTCGGTCATTGTTATGGCTGATAAATTCGGGATTGTTGCTAATGCTAATGATGGCAATGTCAAACCAGTGTTTTCTGTTGCAAATGGGCAAGTTGGTATTCGTGGTGATTTGGTCGTAGCTGGGTCTGTGACGAGAGATAAGTTGTCATCTGGTTCAGGTGTGAACCTATTATACAACCCTATTTTTGCAAATCCGACAAATGGGGTGCCTTATGGGTGGGCTGGATCAACTAATGTGCCTCCTAATTTATTAGGAGAACGGCAATGTATTCAAGATCCTAATTGGGGTTTGAAAAAAGGTGGATATTTACCTAGCGAAAATGTTGTACGGTGGAGTAATGCAAGAACTGGTGATATTAATACAAGATCAGGTATTTCTCAAAATGTTGCTATCAATGCTAATACTTGGTATATGCTTAGTGTTTATATGGGTAATCATAGATGTTCAGCGGTTCAGATTTATATCGACCAACGTGGGGGGAATGGCGAATATTTAGGTGCATTGACTAAATATTGTAGAGATGGGTATATTTTTGGAGGAATAAATTCCGCGGATAGAGTTTTTATTAAATTCAAAGCTCATTCTCAGGCCGTTAGCCTAGATGTGCATTTCTTTTTTTATGACGCTAAAGCAAATGAAACGAACTGTTATATGTTTTTAGCTCGGCCAATGCTTGAAGAGTGTACTGAATATGCTACACAGCCTAGTCCATGGGCTAATGCTGGTTTAACGGAAGTACACGGTGGCAGTATTATTGCAAACACGATCCGCGGCGACCACATCCAGGCTAATCAGGAAATTAGAGCACCAAGAATAACTGGTGGTGTCATTACTGGTAACACCGTTAATGGTGCAACAGTTAATGGTGGAACGGTTAATGGTGCAGTGGTAAGCGGAGGGACAGTAAAAGGTGCAATTGTCGAAGGTGGCGTAATCAAAGCTGCAAGGCTCGAAGGCGTAACTGGTAAATTTACTGGCACGCTTGAGGTTAATCAGTTGGTCGGTGGGAATTTGTGTGAGGTGTTTATTGCTAACGTTAATAGAACCACTATTGGTTCTAGACACGATAAAGTTACCTCTTTCAGTAGCCTCATTAAGATCAACCCATCTCCAGTAAAACGAATTATTTTCATTGTTAATTCTAATATTAGCTTTATCGTCAATGCTAACGAGTATAAAGAATATTATTATCAAAAACACAATAATAACGATGAAACCCCGCCAGAGATATTTAACGAGGGCGGTGGTAATTCGAAGATTTGTGTATCAGCCTACGCAGTATCTGACGCAAGAACAATTTATCAATAGGAGAAAAAAATGACATTGGTAAAACAACAGAGCAGATTGATTTGGAGCGGATTTATGCCTATCTGAAAGAAAACGGTCAAATCGTAATTTAATCAATCTTAACTAAAACCACCGCACTTTGATAAATCGAGTGCGGTTTTCTTTTATCCAAATATCCAAAATCAGGAGCAATCAAATGAAATTTATTGAAAAAAATATTGAAGATGCACGCACTGGTTCAATTTCAGAACATCATACTGTAACAGGCTTGCAACTTGACTATGTCAATAATAGTACTTTTGTAACCATCTCATCTTACGTGTCAAAAGCCAAAAAAGACGAGGGAAAAGAGAGTTTAAGCATTAATACGTTTACTATCCCAGGCGTGCCGGCTTGGAACGTAATCCCTTATGAATGGGCGTTATCTGAATTAGTCAAAGCTCAACCAGAAGGTTTTGTGCCGGAAACATACATCGGTTATGTCAATCCGTATATGTTTGCTGGTGGCAAGGTAAAAGAGTAGTCTCAATCAAGAAACACAACCGCACTTTGAGAAATCTTGGTGCGGTTTTTTATTGGAGCAAGCAATCGAGGCGTAATATACATTTTGTAAAATCCTTATGTCTTTATTCATATTTTATGGCATTATTACAACCCTGTAACTTTTGTAGTTTCGGAAAAATATATATAATTTCGGAAATAAACAATATCACAGATACATAATAAACTGATTTTATTATTTAAAAATTGGTGTTTTTAAATTTGTACATTTTGACTTCAAACGTGCTTAATTTTTAGCTTGTGATAAGAACACCAA